GATCCTTAGCGATATTATCCTTGCTCCACATACTTCTTATACCGAAGTTTCTTCAACTGCTGTTGGCAGCATTCGCCACGATCTACCTTCTACATTATCTAATTGTTACTTTATAGGTAAGAAAGAAGCGGATGCATATGTTAGTAAGACTCCTAGATTTAACTGGGTTAAGTTTCTTAGTAGACTTCCTCGATGTAAAGTGCCTAGTGAGAAGGTACGTCCTTATATTCAGAAGCATATTAACTTGTTTTTCCGTTCTGATAGACCAATTCCTTCACCAGAATTTTTGTATAGTAACTTACCTGATAAATATAAGTATGAAGTTAATGTTACCACATTCAAAGTGTGGCATATGTTGTTTCAATTGAAGCAGAATTTATTGAATAACATCGTTGTTGATGGAACTGTGAAATGCTACATAGATGGTCAACCTTCTGAACATGAGGGTTTTGTAACTGTTTCAGATTCTCCCTACAAACTTGTAGATAGATTGACTTTTAGTAAAGCGAACTTCAACCTTAGTAAAAATTGGACGAATGAAAAAATTTAATGCTTTTCTAGTAGAAGCACAGAGATCTTTCGCTGCTAAAGAAGCGGAAAAATTACAACTTAAACATGTAGGTTACGGTAAGTATGCAGACCCATCTGGGAATGTAACTCACATGTCTAAGGATGGTAAGCTTATAAAAATTACTAAACAACAAGCACAGGCAAGTCAACAAAATGGAGGAGAAGAAACTGAGGGAGGCGAAGGTAAGGTCGATCAAGGTGCAATATCTATTACATTTGGAAGATTTAATCCACCTACTATTGGGCACGAGAAATTACTTAAAAAAGTAGCACAACAAGCAAAAGGTAAGGGAGGAGAGTATAGAATATATCCTTCAAGAACAGAAGATCCTAAGAAGAATCCTCTTGATTCTGGAACTAAGATTAGATTTATGCGACAAGCATATCCAGATCATGCAAATGCTATTATTGACAATGAAGAAATGCGTACCATTTTTGATGTCCTTACTGGACTTGATGCTGATGGATATAGTAGTGTTAATATAGTAGTTGGCGGAGATAGAGTCAGTGAATTTAATTCATTAGCATCAAAATATAATGGAGATTTATATACATTTGATGATATTAATGTAACATCAGCAGGTGATAGAGATCCTGACGGTGAAGGTGTAGAAGGAATGAGTGCATCTAAGATGCGTAAAGCAGCAGTAGAAGGTGATCAGGATTCTTTTAACAAAGGTATACCTGCAGCAATGTCTAAGAAAGATAAAGAAGCGATGTATCTAACACTTAGACAATCAATGAATGTAAAAGAATCCTTTGAGGATTTTGCTGAAGCATCCTATCATCTCTATGAGATTGCTCCTAAGTTAGACCCTCAAGGTCTAAGAGAAGCATACTATGCTACTGGAATGTTTGAAGTAGGTACGTTTGTTGAGAATGTTAACACAGGTATTTCTGGTAAAGTTGTTAGTCGTGGTTCTAATTATGTAATATACATTGATGAGCATGATAATATCTTCCGTTCATGGTTGAAAGACCTTGTTGAGACTAAGAATTCTGTATATGGTTTTGAATTTACACCTGCAGGAGAAGCAGGAACCGATGAATTGGCATCATATGTGAGAAAAATGACGCCAGGAGAGTTCATAAAGAAGATAAATAAAAAAGTAAAGGTTAAAAAGTAAGATGAATTTTAAAGAACTACCTGATATGTCTGCTGCATATGCAGAGATACAGGAAAAAATGAAGAAGAAACTTGACCCAGTGGGAAAGGAAGATGGTGACGTTGATAATGATGGAGATAAAGATAAGAGTGATGATTATCTTTTAAATCGTCGTAAGACAATTAAAAACGCAATGAAGAAAGAATCATATACTGTTACTAATGCTGATAAGAAAGGCAACACACCTGCATATCAAAACTTTAAAAAAGGTATGAAGGGTAAGGATGGACAACCTTTATACAAGGCAGCAGATCACATGAAGGAAAATGAAGAGATTCATCCTGATGATAATGCTCTATCACCAGAAGAACTAGAGAAAGTAGCACAACTTTCTAGAGACTGGGATGCTAAGATGGAAGAAGGAAGTTCATATGGTCTAACCAAAGGATCTGGTAAACCAGGTGGTGCTATGAAAGATTTTCTTGATGCCAAAGCAAAAAAATTAGAAGCAGAAAAGAAAAAACAGAAACCAGAGTATGCTAACAATCCTGCATTTGGTGATCCATCACACCACTCTAACGCTAAGAACAAATGAGATCCTTTAAACAACACTCTGAAGTAATATCTGTTTGGGAAAACTATCGGGCAATGAGAAATCCTGAGAAACACGATCCTGAGCACAATAAAGACAAAGAAACTTTCGCTGCAAGACGAAAGAGAAGAATGGCAGATCCAGAGAAAGGAATTAACTCTCCTGCTTTCAAGGAGTTTATGAAATCACAAGGAATGTAATGTTATCTTTTAAACAATTACAAGAAAAGAAAACTAAAGTTTTGATAAATCCTAAGAAGGAGGACATCATGGAGAAAGATAAAACTCTTAACCATGGTGAAGACTGCGGGTGTAAAATTTGCGAAAAGCAACGTCGCAATGATGAACTCGGAGATGAAAAATCAGTATCTACAGAACAAAAAATTTATGACAGTAACAAAGAAGTCTCAGAAGAAAGCACAGAAAGCAATGCTGAAAGCGATAACACTGAAACGAACTTGTTAACCTTTGAAAAATTTCACAAATTTCACAAAAAGAAAAAACAAGAGGATGACGAGAAACCTGAGTCTTACATAGAGACTAAGATGGAGGAGACTGAGTATCATGTGATGAGTAAGAAGTCTTACAAAAAACTTCACAAAGATTTTAAAGGTGGAACTAAGGAAAAACCTAGAGCAACAGTAGGTGTAACTGATAAGATGGGTAACACAACACCTACATCAAGATTAGTTAAATTCTCTGAAGCAAAGTATGAGTCAGGTGCATCTAATTACGGTAAGGCATCTATCAGAAACAAGAGAGCATATGGATATGGTGGCAATGCTAAACCTCCTGCAGAAAGAAGTGCTGCTATGACAAGAAGGAGTGATGAGCACAAAGCAAGAAGGAATGTAAAGAAAGGAAACAAGTATGGTTCTCCTGATAGATATAAACCAACTGTTGATGGTGCACCTAGTGATGAATTTAAAAAGAATAGGTACGTCACAAAGGAAGAAACTGCACTTGACATAGTAAAGAAAGGTATCATTGCCAAGTATGGTAAAGGTGCGATCATGAGGAAGGGTAGCAACCAAGCAAAGAAAGTTAAGGGTGCTAAGTCTACTACAGGAACCAACAAGTATAAGGACATGGCAGACAGAAAGAAACAAACTGCTTCCGATGCTAAGAAAAGAGGATTCAAATCTACTCAAAACTATGTTGATACCATGGCAAGGTATGGTGGCAAAGATAATTACGACAAGGGCAAGGGATTAGGAACATGATTCTAGATATAGAGACCTGCCCTGACGGTCAGTATTATTGTTTTGATGATAAGAAATGCAAACCTATACCAAAAGGTAAAAAAGTAGGTAAGGGTGGCATGCTTGAGACAACAAGTTTAAAAAACGAAATCATTGCAAGAGCACAGCAAAGACATACTATGACTAAAGGAAAAAAACTAAAGGATGTCATGGCAAAAGGAAAAGAAGCAAAAGAAAAATTGTATAAAACTACCAGAGAAAAAGGCGTACGTTTCTATGACAAGAAGGGTTCTGGTTACATGAAGGACGGAAAGAAAAAGTACGATAGGTAGCCTATATATTGTGTAATTACACAATTTAAGATCATGATTGGATCATTTTTAATGCCACTGGCATACAAAGTAATAGATTCTGCTGTCAAAAAAATACCTGATGATGCAGAACTAGGAGAGAAACTTATAGACATTTGCCTATTGATCATAGGGAAGGCAGTAAAGCTTACTAAGACGACTGCTGATGACGCTCTATTTGAAAAAGTAAAGGAAGCATTAGCTGCCAAATAAGTATCGTTTGAAACGATTTAAAGGGGGTCTCAGAGACCCTTTTTATTATAAATAACTACAGGCAAAATTAGAACTTTAGGAGTAAAAACATGGCACTTTGGGGTGTAACTGATGCAGCAGAGGATAAGCCTAAGTGGGCTGTGCGTGGAAGTGGTGTAGATCCTCAGAATATCTTCGCGACAGCAGATGGATGGGTTCTTCGTCACTACAAAAATGCTGCAAAGACCGCATTCTGGGATGAAATATTAGTCTCAGTTGACGGTTTAGTAGGAGCTGGTGGTCGTGGTACAAATACCCTAGGTAATGCAGACATTACTGCTGTGTTCTTTGAGGAGTCAACTTACGCTGCTTCTGCAACTGGAACAGTTGTCGTTATCTACAACGAACTTGTTGATGTGACTAACGGTGCTACTCTTGTAGTTACTAACACTACAGACAGTGCATCTATTACTGCAACTGCTGCTGCACAAACAGACGTAAACCGTGTTGAATTTACATTCACATGTGCTGCTGCATCTAAAGTTCATACTATTGGTGCTCAGACAATCTCTGGAACAATCGTTGATGCAAACACATCAACAGCATCTGATAAGGTATTCGTCTTAGGCGATACTATTGGTGCAGGTGGTTCTGGTTCTACCAAGACAATTACTACAACATAATAAATGAAGTTT